TCAAGGTGCTCAGCTCTTTGGCTCAGCTAACACAGGCAATGTCATGAGTGCAGGAGGTAGTAGCAATAACAGCTCTATGACTGTCACAGCTGTAGTATCTGAGACACAAATAACCAACGTACAGAATAAGATAACTAAGATTAATAAAAACGCCGAACTCTAATGAACTCACTACAAGCAATCATAGACCACATTGAGCAGTTCTACAATAGCCATCTACAAGTAAAGAAAGTAGGTAGTGATTTCAAGGAACAGCTATTTAACTTCGCTACTCAGGATGAGAAGTATCCCATCATTTTTATTGTACCGGTCAGTGTAATACCTACCGAGAACACCTCAGAGTTTAACTTTGATATCTACTGCTTTGATATTATTCAAAAAGATAGGGCTAACATCATCACAATCCTAAGTGATACACAGCAGATATTGAATGACTTGTATGTTTACTTCACCTATAGCAATGACTATAGCTTTGATGTGGTAGGCTTACCTAACTTTCAGGCATTGAACAATGATCTACTTGACTACGCTGCAGGCTATGTCATGAATATAACCTTAACGGTTAATGATTGGACAAACTGTGCTGTGCCTTTACAATAAACATTTCGGAGGGTTAAAGTAATATAGGTATGAGTTCATCTAATTGGTGGGGAGATTGGAGACCTAACCTCACACCTCACACAGGAAATTTACAGCCAACTGATTTGATAGAGTGCACCTCTATGTTAGGAGGAGTACCTACTAACACAGCCATTACAGGTGCTCAGATAATTGCAGCAGCATCCGGTGGTAGTGCAACCTGGGGAGGTATCACAGGAACGCTATCTAGTCAAACAGATTTACAGACTGCCTTGAATGCTAAGCAAGATACGCTAGTAAGTGGTACAAATATCAAGACCGTTAATGGTAACTCATTGGTGGGTAATGGGAATGTGAACATAGGTCCTAGACTAATAGGATGGAGTGGTATACTAGGCACTCCTACTACAGGTACTGCAGTAGGTATATGTCATTCAATTTTGATACCTGCTAATACATTAGGTACTAACAATATCCTGCAGTTAGTATTTAGAATGTACCGCCAATCAGGTAACGCAGGTCAGTTGTATGGTAGGATATACAGTAACACTACAAATAGTTTAAGTGGTGCTACACTAATCAGTAACATATTCACAATGAACGGAGGAGGTGTTCAGTTTATTGGTTACTGCGAACGTAACTACAGCTATGATGGTACTAATCTTAGAACTATAGCAGCCACTACATTCTCAGAATACACCACAGGTACCATTCAAACTACTGCATTCAATAGAACGGTTAACCAATATATCTTGTTTACCATGCAAGCACAGAATTTAGCTGATACAGGTAACGTTGATTTAGTAAAAGTATTTGCTTATGTTTAATATAAACGGGATAGAGTACACAATCATAGGACCTATTGAGGTGATTAGTGATACTCAGCTGCATGTTGAAACTGATAAGGGTGTCATTCTAGTGGATGATACAATGGAAATTTATAAAGCATTAACAAATGGGTAGATACGCAAACACAGGAGAGTTCAATGTCCTATATCCTACACGTAGGAAAATGGCTACTATACTTAAGCGTATAGTAGATAATGAGTTGGCAGGTGGTGAGGGTACACTTGTAAATAGTATCCGTATCAATGCTAAGATTACAGGCTTCCAAAAATTGGAGATACAAATAGTAGCGGCTTATTACTTTATATTCCTGAACAATGGAGCTTATCTATGGAATGATGGAGTTATCACCCCTAGAGATTTCGTAGCACAGTTTACGGATGAGTTAAATAGTAGAGGTATCACTGCAGAAATTTATCGGCAGTACACTGAATGGTTAACTAAAAAGTACCCATTGGTAGAGGCTGTTGAGGTCCTTGAAAATCAGCAGAAAATTGTGTACACATTTGAGGCACTATATGCACCTCCAGGATTTACTCAAGGCTATCCATTAGATGTCTAATTCTTTCTTCATTGAAAGGATATTGAAAACATAAACGAGTGGTAGGACACCTATCTTATCACTCTTAGTTATGTCCCCATTAGTCAAGCCGTAGATGGTTTGCTCCCATGACCACTTTACTTGAGTTTGCTCTTTCTCAATTTCTTTGATTTCCTCAGGGTCCATGTTAGCTTTCTCTTCATCAGTGAGTGGAGTATCTAGGTCACCGGTGAATAAATTTTCATAGGTCTTGAGAAAGTTATCCCTGAACTTCAGGAACTCATGTATTATTCCATAGACATCTGTAATAGGTAGGTCATGAAATTTCTCAGCTCTAATGTTGCAGTCAAAGTCATAAGGCTCCATGATTTCATCACCCCATTCATTAAGTTTAGTTTGCCGGTACAAGATAGCACATACCTTGTCAAGATTTGTGATGTAGTTATTGCTAAAAAAATAATCAAGGTCAATGTACTCGTATAGGGTTAGCTTACTCAGTGGCTTGAGAGTTAACCCTAGCACTTCATGCTTGTATCTTTTGGATGGCTCAGAGGTACACCATCTTGACTCATTAACAAGTTCTGCTAACTCATCCACATCTAGGTCCTCAATGACATCAATAGGCTCATCCGATAAAATAGAGAGAGCCTCACTGTTGTAGTGGTAGGCTCCCTGTTCTCTATCTATCTGACTAAATTCAATGAACTGCTCAAGCGTTACTTGGCTCCACTGTTTCGGTAGCTTGATCATTAGCTTGTTGTCCTATTTTTTGTGCAATAAACATCATGTAAGGAATGGAGATAGCAGCATTCAATTTACGGATGAGCTTTGCTTTTTGCTTGATATGTGCATCGGTGTAGTGCTCAGTGGGTGTAAGGTCTTCACGTTTGAACATGATTGCCAACATCTCAGAGATATATCCTTTCTCTTTTCTTAGTGCTACTTTCTCAATCATCTTAGTATCACGTACAGTTAACTTCATTTGTGCCTTGTAGATGTACCCATCAATCTCTAGCTCTTCTACTACCGGATACTCTTTGCGTTCTGCTGAGTTAAATTCTTTGACCATCCCTACAAAATCTGCAACATCATAGTCCCAGAACTCAGACTCAGGGATGCCAAGGTAAGCAAACACCTGGAGGTGCTTATCAATGGGGTCAAGTTCCTGATTGTTATTGATTTCAGTAATGACTTCAAACTGTTCAATGGTCAGCTCTTCAAGTTGGTTGGGAATTTCCCTGTTTAAGATAGTTATCATGTTATAATTTTTGAACAAATATACGTTTTTTTTAATATAGGTAGATGGCTAAAAAAGATATCCCTACTTACAAAATAACTATTGACCCTGAATACGCTGAAAACGGACAGGACTTAGGCATTGAACAGATAGCATTCACATCCAATCCTGCCATTAAGGTCAAAGGGATGGCATTCAATTCTCAAGCTAAGGCTTTATTCTTTACGGATGAGCTCAAATATAGAGTAACTGCACCTGCTTTGATACCTATGGAGATCTATCGCTTTGATGAGGATACAGATGAGGAGTACAATGTCAAGTTTACCAAAGAGGAAATAGAGAAAATTCATGGAAAATTCATGCAGCAGATGGTCAACCGAGACCTATTTAACCTGGAGCATGATCAATCTCAAACAGTTCCTGCCTATGTACTTGAGGCATGGATAGTAGACAACCCAAAACAGGACAAGGCTTACTCATCATTCGGCATTGAAGTGCCTGAGGGTACGCTAATGGTGACTGCCCAGGTAACTGACAAAGAGTACTATGCTGAGCTTGTAGCACAGGAGCAGATAGGTTTCTCTATTGAGGGATACTTAGGCATGAAATTAAAAGAGCAAAAACAATCCCAAAATAATACACAAATGAATGAGTTAATGTTGCCAGATGGCGAACACATCATCAACGAAAAAATCTATATCATCAAGGATGGTAAAGTAGTTGAAGTAAAAGATGTAGAAAAAGAAGAGGTATCTGAAGAGATAGCCCTAGAGGACACTGTAGTTGAAGAGGAAGTAACAGCAGAAGTTCCTGCAGAAGAGACAACCATGGCAATAGATCCGGCAGTAGATGCAGAGGCTATCCTTGCTATTGTTAAGCCTGTTATGGATGAGCAATTAAATGCTTTGCTTGCTATGATTGCTGAAATCAAAAATCAATTAGAGGAAGTTCTATCTGTAGAGGTAGAGGATGAGGAGATGGCTGAGGCTGTGACTTTAAGTGCACATCAAAAACTAAGTAACTTTGTAAAATTTAATAATAAATAAAATGCGTAAATTAAGATTTGATTTGAACATCGACCCGAGTGCTTTATTGGCACCGAACGCTGAGGCATTCTATGCTCAAGCATATTTAGGAAGCACTGAGATTGCTGATAACTTCCGTACACTTCCAGGTATCAAGTACAAGACTAAAATCGGTACTGTTACTTTTGGTGCAGATTTATTAGCTGCTAGCCCATGTAACTTCCCTAACCTTAACTCAGATGACTTAAGCTCACATGAAGTAGACGTATGTGCTCTTTCTGCTATGGCTCAGGTTTGTCAGTTTGATTTAGAGCAGTCATTCGTATCTTTACAAATGTCAGCAGGATCTAACGGTGATTTCTCTGTAGCTAATTTCTTTAACTTCTACTGGTCTGAAATGGCTAATGCTGTTAACGGACAAATTGAAGCTCTACGATGGAAAGGTGATGTATTATCTCCTAACCCACAGCTTGCTTTGTGTGATGGTTATGAGAAACAATTAGCTGCTTCAGAATTAGCAGGTGATGTTATCAATGGTGGTGGTGGTACTATCACTACATTCTCAGGAGTTGGTGGATTAGGTGCTAAATTAGAGGCTGCTTTTGCTTTAGTTCCTGCAGCTATTGCATCACGTACAGCTGACCTACGTATCTACATGCCTACTCAATTAGTAAACATCTACCGATTAGGAGTAGCTTCAGGTAACACTCAAGCGTTCATCACTCAAGATTTGTCTTTGACTTACTTAGGTATCAAGATTGTTCTTTGTCCAGGAATGAGCAACAACAAATTTGTTATCACATTGAAAGATAACTTAATCTTTGCTTTTGATGGTGAGGGAGACCCATCTGATTTACGTGCAGTTAACTTATCTGACACTGTTGCTGAGCCGGTTATCCGTACTCGTGCTAACATGAAAGTTGGTTTCAGCTTTGTTAACCCAACTGACATCGTTTACTACGCATAATTTTTAATCATGAGCCCTCTACCAAGGGGGCTCTTTAATACTTTTACACAATGGCTACATGTCAATCATTAGAGACTATCGTAAAACCATGCGATAACAACATTGGTGGTATCTATGGTGTTTGGATAAATACACAGGATGAGATACTTTCTATCACTCCTACTGACCCATCTACAGTAAGTGGTGCCAATGCCTGGCAAATTACAGGTATCACATTAGTACCGAGTGGTGATTTATTCCAACCATTTGAAGTTCGCCGAAACACATCCAACTATACAGAGGATAGCACTATTGAC